TTTACGTAAGAATGTTGGTTTATCGTAATCTACCGGTTTCTTATCTTTTTTTTTATCGTCTTCTGAAGTGCAACCAGCTTTACCCATCAAAGATTCTTTAACACTTAAACCTCTTTCTTCAGCTTGAACTTTACGTGGTTTTTGTGGACCACCTTCTGGATCAATAGGTTTCTTTTCTGGGCGAAATTCTTTATTAGGTTTTTCACGACCACCAGGACTGACAAGATCCGGTTTACGATTACGCATCTTTTCTATTTCTCTTTCATGAGCACCACCATCCCAAACAGTTTCATCCATCTGTGCTAACTTCTCTTCGATGCGTTCTACTTCTTCTTTTTTCATTGAAACTTGATTTTCATCTTTAGGATTAACAATAGTTGCTTTCTTGATATTTTTCATATCTTTAGCACGAGCAAGAAGATCACCAAGTTTAACTAATGGTTTAGTATAGATTGGGCCGCCTGTGCCTTCTGATAAGTCCGGATCAAATGAATTCTTTTGAAGACCTTTCATACCTTGTTGTGCTAGATGTTTAGATGCTGATGGACCATAACCATGTTTACCAGGAACTGCTATTTTTTTAGGATTTTTATCTGGTGTGAATGGTAAATCTTCTGCTGCTTGTGCAGCCGTTTTATGGCCAGCAATAACAGAAAGGTCTTGACCTGAGATACCATGTTCTTTACCCATTTGATGATAGTCATCTGGAGTAAATTGTTTGTGATTTTTATAACCTTTTTTTGTAGCATGCATTTGCATGGTGGTGAAAATGTCTTTCATCTTACCTTCAGTAATTTGAACACTTTCACAATTCATATCTTGTAGAAGTTTGATGTGATGTAATACTTCTCGTTTATCTACTTTATGAGCATCATCAGCACCATCGATGTAATCATCAATGTGATCCATTGTTACATTTTTACCGTGTTTTTTTACTAAGTCTTTGGCGATGTCAGCATGGTTTACAATGCCTTCATTTACTGATTCATCTTTTTTGCCGTAATAAGCACCTAGTGCCATTTTTTGACGTTCTTTAGTAGATTTACCTGCAAATTTAGGATTCTTTGAATGAACAAAATCATGAATCCAAGTTTTTGCTGGAGTTTTCTTTGTTAAGACTTCAGCAACTTGTTCTACTTCTTCAGATTTTATTGGTTTAATAGAACTTGCAGGTTTTAATTTGTTTTTATCAAAAGATGATGGTGTGCCAGATTGTCCTATAGGTTTAGGAGTAGATGTTTGTGGTCTAGGATGATTTTTAAAATCATCACCATACTCATCAATCTGATTTACTTCTTCGCCACGTAGTTTTTTGAAATCATCAGAATCTAATTTGCCATTATGATTCTTATCAAGTTTCTTTTGACCGCCAATTAAATTTTCTTTTTTCATACCACGGAGTTTTTTGAAATCATCAGCATCAATTTTACCGTTATGATTTGCATCAATTTTAGATTGATTGCCTTTTAATTCTTCATCTTGTTGTTCAGGATCATCTTTTTGCTTTGAACCACCATATTGTGTACCAGATACTTTAGTAACAGCACTTTTAGGTTTTTCTTTGCCGGCATCACGTTCAGCACGTTTGTCTTCAATAGCGTCCAATTTAGCTTGACGTTCTTTACGTTTTTGTGCTTCTGTTTTATCGATTGGCGGGAGTTCATCCGCTTTAGCTTCGTTCATAATAGAACTGACCGCATCGATTAGTGATTTTGGAATATCTGGGGCAAATTTTGATGACATTATTATCTCCTGTTTATTTTCCACTGGTTTGCTTCTGCTCTACGCTAGAACCAGCATTTGATTGCTTATTTATCTTTTTTTTCTTTGTATTATCACCTGATGATGAAAATTTGTTCAATGGTGTTTCTAATGGTTCTTTATCAATACCATTACCCATACCACCAAACGTTCCCATGTCTGAAGCACCTGGATCGTCAATGGCCTCTTTAACTTTATTTCTAAACTTATTGAAACTTTCTCTGTATGTCGTGTTACCAAGACCACTCATTGGATATACGGTACCAGAAGTTCTATTATCCCATGTATCACCTACACCTGTGCCATTCATGACTTTGCCAGGTAATACGTTGTTTACTGCTGTTCTTTTGTTCTTTTTAGATTCTTTATCTTGATCAAAATTTGGTACTTTTGGTGTAGGATTAATCTTCAATGTTGGTTGTGATTCAACATAAGTCCTGAAGATATAACTAGAGTTATCTTTAACATCACCATCATCAACTCTATCAATTTTACCATCTTTTCTAGTCATTTGTGTGATAGGAGCACTATTATCTTTTAATACTTTTCTTTTCTCAAATAGTGACTTGATGTCTTCATTCACATCTAAACGATTCTTTGATCTTAACCAATCTTTAGCCGTTTCTGTCAATACTTTGGCTCTAAAGAAGAATGATATTTCATTAGACATATCACTTAGTTCGTTTTCTTTATTCTCTTTTACAAGGGCATCTGATTCCTGTAAATTGATCGAATTATCGAATTCTAAGAAAGCTTCAAATATATCATAAAACTTATCAAGATTTTCTTGTGATTTATTCCACTTATCAATTCTAATTTGTTCAGAAATGATTCTAGAATGTTGTTGATTACGTCTTTCTGATATTTCGTTTGTTGTATTAACAAACACCATCATTGTTGTGTAACCCAATTCTTCAAGTTCTTCTTTGATAGTAGTAATTTTTTCAATATCATCTGAAGCACCATTGATTACTAATGCGTTTCTATTTCGAATAGCATTGAGTTGATAATCTTTAGTTTCTTCTGATAATTTTAATTTGTCGATTATGAAATCGTAGGCTTTGTTGGCATTAATCTCAACTGCGTTCTTTTCTGCAATTGCTTCTCGAATAATAACATCTTTTCCTGAACCAGGTCCACCAACCAGGAATAATGCTTTGAACATACTACGATTTGCGTTTTCATGTAATCCCATACCACTTTTTGTGTCATGGAATAATTCTCTTGAATGTTTGTCGTTCTTTTGAATATTGGATGGTAAATTCTTTTTAAATGAACCATAATCATTGTTCTTGGCATGATTACGCATATCAGTACCAGACACACCTTCTTTTCTTTGGCCTGTAGATGTTACTGTAATCTTTTTGAAGTTATATTCTTTACCATTGTATTTGTGTAATAGATCGTGATATTCTTTTGCTCTATCGGCACCAGCAGCTACTATAAGGTGATTGTAACCTTTTGCAGCTAAAGCTTTTGCATGGTGCATGATTGTAGGTTTTTCTTTAGAAGCAACTTCAATGTTAGTATCTGGAAAAGCTCTATTTAAATGCTTTTGTTTTTGTTCTGGTGTTAATGGATTCTTTTTCTTATCTTGAGTATGTGAAGCAACAACCAAATGGTCTGCATTATGTTTTGCAGCCAAATCTTTTACACCATTAATATTTTCTTCATGGCCTTTTGTAGGAGGATTCATACGACCATAGTGTAAGACTACGGCCTTATTCTTTTCTTCCGTTAATTCTATAAAAGATTTAATTTGAGTCATCGTTTAATTTCTTTGTTGTTCCGTCAGGTTGAACATGATAAGCATGAAACTTGACGTTTGGATATTCCTTTTTCATTTTCAATAGTGTTTGTAAGTTCTTTTTACTATCATCATATAAGGTTACATGTTTATATGGTTGATTTGCAAGATATTTTCTAACTATCTTTGCTTTCTTTTCAGCTGGTGCTTCATCACCTGGTAAATTACCAGCACGTTCAATGTGAACTTTATTAATGTCTATTCCATGATCTTTGAACTTCTGAGCAACTACACCTTTTTTATCGAAATCAGACCTTGCTGTATTTATAATGACTTTACTTCCAGCCCCTTTGGCCTCTGCGTTTCGGTGTATTGCCTTTAACTTATTAATCATGGGGTGAATTGGTTCACCTTCTTTATGAAACTTATCTGCATTTCTAAACTCAGAAAAATCATAAGTGTGATCTTTAGGTAACTTATGATTATTAAATTCTTGATTAGTTAGTGTCTCTTTTGTATTACCGAACTTATCTTTAACGTGTATTTGGTCAGAAGTATGGAATAGTGTGTCATCCATATCAAACATATGGAGACCTCCATCTTGCTCTTTTGCTTCAATTAGATATGTCTTAAACGTTTTCATTAGTGACCTAAAGTTTTTGCGAATGATTGAATGTGGTCTTCTTTATCTAGATTGACATCACTCCTATTTAAACCTTTTACTCCATCTGGTTGAAACATAACTGTTCTTTTATTTAAATTTTTGGCTTTATCTCTAATTGTCCATTTTCCCGTACCTGAAATTTTAGGTAACCCATGGCCAGTTTCATCTTTATCACCAACATAATATGTTCCATATCCACTACCGACATGTAAAACATGAACATGATGATCTTGTAAATATGATTCAGCAGGTTTTAAATCTGGATGTTTTAAATATACATTTTGTGCACGGCCACTATCTGTAGTTTTTATATCATCTTTATCTGGTCTATGATATTTGTTCAAATGTTTCAATATTCCAGCTTTTTCAATTTCAGCTGCATATTTTGGTCTTTTCTTTTTTGCATCGTCAGGAATATGCCATCCTTTTTTAGGATGATATTGTATTGTTAATTGACCAAAAGCAGCTTTATGTCCTTGCTTAACTTCCCCATTAAGAATATCTTCACCACTTGTGATTTTACCACCATGAACAATTTGTTTCTTTTTATTAATAATAGGAACGTCTGTTCCGCCACCAGAACCGGCCGGTTCGGCGTCTTTAGGTGTTAACCCATATTTTTGAAACCATTTAAACGTTTGCTTTTCGTAATTAGTTCCTTCATTTTTAGGAGCATCACCCGGTTTATGAATTTTAGAAACTTGAATAATTTGCTTATTTCCTTGTTCATCTGAAGCATGAACATGTAATTTTCCATTAATCATTTCTGTTTTATGTAATTTTAAATTTGTTCCAGCTTTCATATCACCATGATCTGTTGCTAAAACATGAGTGTGTTCTTTACTACCCAAAAAAGGAGTAATATATTTGTTTTTGTCATATTCCATAGCTTGACCTGAAGATTTAATTATACCTCTGCCTGGAATAAACTGTTCACTTAAATAAGTCTTAAATGTTTTCATTATGCCCTCTTTAATGCGTTTAGTTTATTAAATTCGTGTCTGTCATTTAATTTAGTCACTTCACCACCATGATTATACACAAAGCCTTCTGGTTTAACTTTTTTACCATTGATTGTTTGATCTAGACCGCCAGTATTTTTTGATAGTGTATGAACTAATACATTTTTAGCTTGTTGTAAGTGATGATGCATACGAAAGAAATTATCAAGATGTTCTTTATTCTTCTCAATATGACCTAAGTGTGCTTTTAATTCTTGAGTTTTTGCCTCTTTAGCTTTAGGTGTTTTTAACTTGTCGATTGCTTTACCTAGTTTACCCGTAATGTGATTGGCTAGACCTTCAGCACTTGGAGTTTCATCCGTTTTAATTGTGTTGTTGATGTATGTCTTAATATGTTCTTTATGTGGTTCAATAGCAGAATACATTTTTTTACCATGTTGATCATGTAATTTTTGAGCAGTATTTAAATGCGAATCAAACTCTTCTGCATCTTTTGCTGATAATGGTGTTTTAGATGTGTCATGACCAGGTTCTCTGTGATAAACTTCATGACTATTTTTGAAACCTGAAAGATTAGGATTAAAATGTGCTTTCATTGATGAAGCATCATTACCACGATATTCTGTATGTGTATAGACGCCAAATTTAGAATTAGCAATCTTTTTACCTTCAGGTGAATCTTCTTTGGCTGAATATGTAATAGTATTTGGTGTAAAACTTACTTTACCATTTTTGTGTTCAACATCAGTACCAGAATGTAAAACGTCACCTTGAAATACACCCTTTTTAGGTGCAATCTTAGGTAGATGATGTAAAGCAGATTTAAGTTTTTCCACAAGACCAGGAGCATGTCCGTGGTTTGCTTCAATATCTTTATCTGTATAGTTTATTTTTGGTGTTTTGTTGAAAGCTGATTTTGTGGCAACGAAAAACTTACCATTTTCTGGATGATGGCCATAAACAATAGATGGAGAACCATCATGTTTCATGGTCAAATCTGAGTTGTTACGACCAGCATCAATATGTCGTTTTACTGCATGTAGAACTTCAGCCGCATGATCAAAACCTTTAGAACCATCGTTTAACGGATGGTCTTCTAAATGCTCGATATGGGTGAGTTTTTCACCCTCAGCCTGCTCGGTTAAATGAGTATAAAATGTTTTCATTGGTTAACAAAACACTATGGTCGTAATTTATATAACTATTTATACGTTATATTCTTTGAAAATTGAATTATGTTCAATCCAAGTATGATCCGGCACAATTTTATGTAATTCAAATAACTCTGGTTTTAATAAACTAGAAATTAACATGACCGTTTGATCGTCATCTATTAACTTATGTTTCATCATTTCTCTAATCGAGTGATTCATTATCTTTTCTAACGTAGGCCACATCTCTACACTTGCCACAATCTTGGCACCTAGAATGTGAACATCATTGTTGGCAATAACATCTAGTATAGTCTTTTTGTTATCGAATTCTTTATGTTGCCAGAAGTGAATCTTATCTTTAGCGAAATCATAGTTCCATTCAGTATGACCACCTAACATAGACATATCACGACAGTAACCAAAGTCTATCCAAGCTACTGTATCGTTAGTAACAGATCCACTTTCAATTGCATGGTTGACAAAATGTGATTTTAGAAAGTTTACCAAAACATAGTCAGCCGACCAATATTCTGGATTGCTGATTTGCCATGGATCTATTTTACTTCTATAACTTTCATCGGTTTGAATTGCAGCTATGTTTAGACGTTCTTCTTTGAACATATCTTTATAATCGATAGCAATAATCTTGGTAATGTCTTCTTTACCTTTACGATATGGTGTGATCTTATCGACCAAATCAGCTGATGTGAAGATTACCATTTCGTTATTTAAAGTGGCGAGATGGCCGAATCTTTCCAAATATGTTTCGTTTGATCGTTGTAAGTAATGTGGAAGACCTTTTTCTGGTGTCCAATCACCTCTACCAATATCAAAAAACGCCGTTACTATTGTTATATTACCCATTCGTTAATCTTTCTGCAACATAATCTTCAATCTTATAAACTGGTGTCCATTTCAATTCAGTAAATGATTTATTATTACATGCCATAGTTTCTCTTGCTTCACCTAATCTTGGTGCAATGAATTCTAAATTATCCGATATCATAGATGCAAGTTCTAATACTGAATGATTTCTGCCTGTACCAATATTATATAAACTTCCAGGAATACCATTTGTCATAGCCAATATGTTAGCTTCAACTACATCACTGACATGAGTGAAGTCTCTTCGTTGTTCACCATCACCAACAATTGTTAATGTTTCACCAGCTTTATGTTTTCGTAAGAATAGACCAACAACTGGAGCATAAGGACCTTTAAGTGGTTCTCTTAAACCATATACATTAAAGTATCTAAATGTAATTGTTTCTAAACCAAATAGATCAGTATACATCTTACAAGCATTTTCACCAGCAACTTTAGCTACTGAATATGGATTCAAACAATCAACAAGCATATCTTCTCTGAGTGGTGGTGTATTTTTTAAACCATAAGCAGATGATGTTGATGAATACATTACTCGTTTGATACCCGCTTCCCTAGCACATTGTAATACTGTAACTGTGCCTAATGTATTTGTTCTAAACCCTAAAATTGGATTATCAATTGTTGGTTGAATACGAGATTCAGCGGCTAGATGAAATACATAATCTATGCCATCAAATAATGATCTAATTTGATTATAGTCTGAAATATCAAACTTATAATATTCAGCCATATCATTGTAATTAAAATTATCATGACATGTTGCCGATTCATCATCAATTACGGTAACATCTGCACCCATCAAAACTAATCTATCAACAATATGTGAACCAATGAATCCGGCTCCACCTGTAACTATGCATCTCATATTAAGCAGTCCTTATAATAATCATATCTTCATCTGGAGTATATTGTGATTCTATCTTCACATCATACTTTTCTTCGTAAAACTTTTTCCATTCTTTAACTCGATCATATTGATGTATGATATAAAATGGTCTTTTTGTTGTTCCATGAACAACCTGGCCATTCTCTAAAATAGGTGGAACATCCATTAAGAATGGTGCAAACTTTTCTTTCTCTCGATCATAGTTTGTAACGTGAGCATTGATAGCCCAAGAGTCCTGTAAGTCACATTTTGTTGCAAGTGAATTCCATGGTTCATGATGAACTAACATATTGTAAGCGGCTTGATCAGCAACCCAATCAGGTCGATTTAATGACATCTGATATAGTGCAAAACATAAGTCTTTCATATATGTTACTGTTCCAGCTAAGATGCCAACATTTTGGACTTCTTTATCTTTAACTTCATCATAGAAGTAATCACCAAAATTTTTAATAATGTTATTACGATTCCATGCCTCATCTTTAATACGAATAGATTCACCAGATGTGATGATGGCTGTTCTAGCTTCAAATGTCTCTAAAAATTCTATTGGATTTTGTTGGAAGATCACATCACGAACATCGGTTGACACGACATATCTGTAATTGTCACCGAACTCTTTTAGAAAATCATAGATGTAAAAGAAACGTTGCATGTGAATCATCAAGTTGCCTTCTTTTTTGGCTTTGATGACTTTAACACCGTCAGCAACAATCTTATCTACTGTTTCTTGGTCAATTTCAATTGCATATAATATAACATCACCTTTAAAACCTGTTCCTTTTATTGATTTGATCCAAGGTTTTACAAAATCATATGTATAGTTTGAAAATACACCTATTACGAGGTCTTTTTGCGCCATGGGAATTCTCCATTATATTTTTGTTTCATCAATTCATTACCTTCTATAAAGAATTTAGCTTGAACCGAATCTGCTCTATTGCCTGCTCGATAATTAACTGTATAATCACCGTTTGTGTTACATGTGAAATTATTGCCTTTTAACCACATACTTAATAATCTATCTACTTCTGGTTGTTCTTGTGGATGTCTTGCTCGTCTGTACCAACCTGGTGAAAACTGTAATGCTAGTTGTCTAGGTAAAAAGAAACAATTTACATCAACAAAATGATCATTAATAACTGATTCCCATTTACCTAACGATTCACAATCATCGTTACATATATAGTTGCCGTCCATATCAGTAATTTTTCTTAATGAAAAAGCCCAAGTATTGTTTTGCTGAATAATATCAACTAAAGATTCTACATGGTTTGGTTCTAACCAATTATCTTCATCCAAGAACATAACGTATTCACCTTTAGCAAAATAGGTACATCCACCATAAATTCTATGGCCATTGTATTGTTCGGTACCTGTTGCATATGGTAATTGAATTACATCTATTTTATTACCTTTATGTTCACCATAATTTGAAATGATTACATTAGCATGTGGATGCTTGCCATCAATAACTATTAGATGTTGGATATTATCATATGTCTGATTAAGAACACTTCTGATATTATCTTCTAGATATTCTGTTCCTGTTGTTGCAGTAATAATTGTCACTAATGGTTTAGTCATATTGGATTCTTCCGTCACTTGATACTTGGCATTTTAAACCAAGAACTTCTTTTTCAATAAATTTGTCTTTATCTATATGTTTGAATACCAGATGTTCCATATCCCAACCCGTATTGAAGTATTCATTATACACGTTTACCATCAAGTTGGCAACCTCTTCTATCATATTAAAACTGAAAGACCACAATCTGGTATCTACCAATTGTAGTGCTGGAGACATCCAAGATGCGTTTCTCTTTTTGAATATATATTTGTCACCTAAATCATTATAGTCTTCAATATGAAAATCATCAGTGAGTTCGGCACGACCTGTTATTTTAAATACTCGTTGAACGTTTTGTAGACCAATACTTCTGATAATATCAAAAGCAACAATCATGTTATAAGCTTCACCTGGAGTTTTTAATCCTTGTTCTCCCATCTCCAATGCTCTTGAATGATTAAAAAGCGTTACAAAATAATCAACCTGATGTTTTATTGTTTCTATTTTAACATCATCGATTGGTGTAGGTGAAGAATCAACAAATACAATAATAGAATCCAAAACTCTATCTCGTATAGATTTGATTGTGTTTAATGTTTGAGTGTATCTGATTTCATGATCTATCACGCCAACTTTAGGTTTCAAACAGGAACTAATAATAAAGATATTACTCATTAGTTCTTATACCATAACCACACATCATTATTAGTGAACATAATTTGTTCTTTGATATTGTTTTCTTCTCTGAATTCTTTTACAGCCTTAGTGACACCAGGTAAACTGAAATCATGACCAGAAAATAAGCCACCAGAACGAACTTTAGAATAATAGGCTGAGATGTCGTGTTTAGCATGTTCATATGAATGGTCACCATCAACAAAAATCCAATCTAATGATCCATCTGGAATAAGATCAAGACCCTCTTTAGCCGATACTTCGTGAAATATTACTTTATCTTTATGACCCGAAGCTTCAATGTTTTCAAAAGATTGACGTTTAACATCATCAATCATTTCTTGAGTGATTGGTCTATTCCAATCTTGATATGGTTTGTATTGATCTATACCATGTAATGTTTTAATGCCAGGACATTGTTGTAAAATGTAACTAAAGTTTTCACCAGTCCAAACACCTAATTCAAGACCAATGGTACCTTCACCTAAACGATTGATATATTCTGGAATACCTGCACCAGATACATACACTTTTGAAAAATCTTTAATCATAATCTATCCTCTAGTTAATTTTAAAATCTTGTTAATCTGACCTTCAATAATTGGTTTTCTGTGTGGCCAATAGATATATTCTTTATCGGCAGTCTTATATAGTTTCTGTAGAAAAGGTATAATTAACTTTTCAACTTCTTCTAATCTTAATTTATAATCATCAGCTGTTTCTGCTGATTTACTTATAACAGAATTATACTCAGCTTCAGATACGGCTGAAAATCCAAAATCATCTGTTAAGTCTTCATATTCTTTTAATATATTTTGTATATTGTAATCTAATGGCATTTGTGTCTCCTAAAAGATAAGATATTTATCTTATAATCTGTATATTTCTGTTAGTATTCCACACTTCAAGATCCATCTTTAATCTACCTTCTGACTTGAGTGTATCATATCTATTACTAGCTTTGTTTCTCCACCATTCAACCATATTTGCTAAATTATGTTTCTCATAGTTTTCACCAGGAATTAACTTATCAGTTTTACAATTTACATAATCAATGTAGTTTGAGAAACCATAATTACTTGTATAATAACGTTTTTTCTCGGTCAGTGCTTTAGCACTATCAATAATACGATTAAACTCTTCACCTTCTGGTGTATTTTTTAATGCAGCTTTAGCCATCGCAACAATTTTAATGAATGATCTGAGTTTACGTGAAGTTGTGGATTCATCACCCTCTAATATATCACCTACAATATTTTCAACATAATCTCTCATATTCTCCCAATCTTTACCGTGTAACATAGGAATCATATCAGAATCGGTTGTGCCACGATATTTTATATATGGACTTAAACCATCATATTGTGACATACCTTTAGTTGAACCATATAAACTAGTTGTCTCAAAGAAACATAAGTTCATGCCATATTTCTTATTACATATTTCTCTGACTTCATGTGAAGCACACATTAAAGCTAATAGTTTACCGCCAAGATAATTAAAACCAAAAGGTTGAGATGGCACAATAACAAAACCCATAATTGTGGCTAAGTTAAATCTTTTTGACCATTCTTGTTGTTGTGAAAAGACCTGACCTAATAATACATTACGTGGTTTCATATAGATCATTGGAGAACCAAGACGAATAAATCCTAGAATTTTACCTGTGTTCTTTTCTCTAGCAGCTAATTCTATATTTCGACCAACAGGGGCTTTATTGATATGTGATGACGTAATATTCATTAAATTTTCCCATTGTGTTCGATTGATTTCACACAATTCTATATCCATATCTTTTGGATGCATAGAAAAGTCTGAAAATAAATCATCTTCAATTGGGAATAAAGGATTAGAAAGATACTCAATAGATTTGAGTTTTTCTTCCCTCATATATGATTCTATATTACTATATTGATCAAAGTAATCTTTAAATGTCTTCGAGATGTATAATGCTTGTTCTGTATTTAAGTTTCCCATTTCACCTTGTCTTTAATTTTATAACATTCTTTAAGTAAACGCTTCATATCAGGATGACGAAATGATTTAAATGCTCTATAATATGTATAAAGATAATTAGAATGATTTATTCCAACTTTCTTTGGCTTTCTCAATCCTTCTTCAACTTTTCCAGCTTTTGACAATTCTAGAATTATATCATTTGCATATGCTTCTATCTCGTCTGGATTACCATAATAATTCTGGTCTTCCGTTTTGTTCACATCATTTCTATGAAAACCACATTCATATTCATGAAGTATTGCTAATCTTTTTTCAAATTGTCGATTGTGTACCTGTTCATGTAATATAGTTGATACCACTTCAAATTTGAATTCTTCGTATTCTTTTTTCTTTAATCGCCAATCAGACTTACAACAAATAAACAAACTACTTTTTTGTTTTTCACAATGGTGATATGCTGTGATTGAAAACCCTGTTGTTTTTGTTTTATGATGTTCAACAGTAATAAAGTATTGTCTGAATTTGTTTTGTAACTTTTGAACTATATCAGAAACTTTCAGGCCTTGTAGTTTTAATGTATCTACTGACCTGTTAAGTTTTCTGACTATGTTCATATCTTAAATCCGTCGAAATTCTTTTTAAAAGTTTTTTGATTTTGACCTGAATCTACCAAGTCAACCTGTGCAGCTTGTTCTACATCATACAACTTCATCTTAGCTCGATCTACACCCAATACAAATCTCTTATAATGTGTAGGATCATTATATCTGTTCTTTAACTGTTTCACCATGATTTGACCTAATTCTTCCATCTCTTCTGATGAAATTAAGGCAAACATGAAGTCAGCTGTTGCTGGTAGACCAAACGATTCTGATGTGTCTTCAAGACCTGGGTCAGAATTGGTGAAACCACTTCTTGTAGTCTGTGTGGCACTCACGATTGGTACTGAAAACTCTACAGCCAAACCTCTCAACTCTTCGGCAATCGCTTTAATGTAAGTATAAGAATTGACGGAAGCCCCTGGTTTAACTCTAGAGGAACAACAAATATTTAGGTAATCTATGAATATAATATCAGGTACGAAATTCTTCTTTAAATTCAATTCGTTAAGAAGTGTTCGGAAATGGACAGCACTGGCCGCCGCAGTCGGATACTCTTTAATAATTAGCTTTCCTGTAGTCATTTCACGAACTTTACCAATTTTCTTGTCATAAACGTCTTTTGGTAAGTCTGTAAGGTCGTCCAGTCTAACATTGAGTAGGTTTGCATCAATACGTTCGGCAATTCTTTCTTCTGCCATTTCCATCGTAATATAAAGAACATTGCGTCCTTGAACCATTGCACCTGCGGCCACATGACACATAAACAATGACTTACCAACACCGGTACCAGCCAAAGCAATATTCAAAGTCTTTTGTGGTAAACCACCTTTGGTGATCTTATTGAAATACTCTAGATCAAATGGTATTCTTTCTTCTTTTCTATGGTAGAAGTCATATCGTTCATCCGAGTTACCCAAGTAATCATGACCTATATGGCTATCAAAAGACACTGCCAGAGCATCGGAAAGTATGCCAGGAATGGCCCCTTTATCGTTCTTAGACTTGTTATCGAGAATATGAATAGAATCCAATACCGCATTATAGATAGCCTTCTCTTGACAGAACTTTTCGGTAACGTCAAGAAGCCAATCTAGTTTCGATTCTTCATTTTTTGTTTGATTTATTTCTTGTAAGAGTTCAGTGGACTTATTCACCTCTTCGGCAGTAAGTCCATTTTTCTCTTTAAGAGATAATACTAAAGCTTCATAAGATGGTAATGAATTATACTTGAGTATATAATCATTAATTTGTTCATGAATTAGTTTGTCTGTTCTATCTGAAAAATATTCACTTTTTATGAAAGGTAAGACTTTCTTTGAATATTCATCATTGAATACCAGATTCTTTAATATCGTCAGTTCGGTTCTCATCATAATATGTTTCTTCCACGTCTACTTGTTTTGTAATAATAATCGATAATAGATCACCAATATAATTTCTAAATTCTAATTTCTTTTCTAAATTCTTAATCGGTGATTGTATCACATCAAAGTTAAATTGTAAATAGGCTTTATCATCTTCTTCTTTGACACCAACTTTGCCGTATTTGAATATGGTATCTTTATATTCACCGGTAAGTAGTTTAATATGAACAGATGATTTATCTTTTTCATCTATTACATATTCATAATCAACTGCTTCACGCATCTTCTTCCTCCTCAACCTCAATTTCAGGTTGTGAATAATTCATAATATCAGCAGATGCTACTGTATATTTGTTTTTAATATATTCTTGGAACTTCTTACTTGCTAAGATATCTTTCCAGAAATCTTCGGTGTCAGTTTCTTTGATACGATATTTCTTCTCTTGAACTTCACCTGTTTCAGTATCAACTTTTGAATACCAGCCATTAGATGGTTTAACAACGAAGTTGCCTTCAATAGCAACATCAAGTAAACCTGAAAAACGAGAAATACCGCCTTCAAAGGAAACAGTAACAGGGATTTTAGCTTTCTCTTTAACATATCTTGATTTCTCCACATTAATAATAAAGTTATAACCAATGATATCTTGACCTTCTTTTTCTTGTTGACGACCAATAATAAAGATGTTATCAGCAGAATAATATGAACCTGTGCCACCACCTACGATTGCTTTAGGAAACATACCAATTTCCATGTAAGTGTGATTAACTACAATCATTGGAATGTTTTTAAGATTAAGATGTGGTGTTACCATTCTGAATAATGATTTAACTTGTTTAGCTCTTGACATATCAGCAACTGATTTCTGATCAAGAGCATCTTCAACTTCTTTCTTTGATGCCAAATTACCAATAGAATCTACAACGATAATAACTCTATCATCACGTTCAAGTCCTTGAAGTTGTTGCATGATGTCAAACTTTAATTGTTCGATGTCAGTAATTGGAGTATGTAATACACGTTTAGTATCAATACCAAAAGAATCAAAGTATGATTGTGGAGTGCCGAACTCACTGTCATAGAATAATAAAGCAGAATCAGGATATTTGTCAAGATAAGATTTAGCCATCAATAATGAAAAGGCAGTCTTAAAGTGTTTAGATGGGCCAGCCCACATTGTTAAACCTGGTGTTAAACCACCAACTAATTTGCCAGATAACGCAACATTAATAATTGGTATCTGTGTTTGTATCATATCCTTTTCGGTAAAGAATTTAGAATGTGATAGAATAGCTGCGTCTTTAATACTGGTGTTCTTTTTAATCTTATCTAAAATGCTCATATCATTTCCTTTTCATAAATTATTCATCATACTTAACATGGTCAAAAGGTACGTGTTCCTCTGAATATATTCCATCTTCGTGGTGTGTTTCTACTTTTTTTCTAGCGGGACTTTCATACTCATTAATGTCTTCTACATTAGTTATGTTTTCTTTTTCAACTTCTACTGTATTTTTTGGTTCTTCACCATAATGTTCGCCATCATTACCGTTTCGGCTTATGATATCAGTAGGCTTATCATCTTCTGGCAAATTAAATTTTTGCTCTGGTTTTATTTCTTCTTTTTTACCAAGACCTAAAGTTAAATTCGCAGATATTAATAATAACACAGCTAGCGGGTCGAACACAACCATAATTATCATTATTACCAGTCTTACTGCCTTATCAATAATACCAGAATCAGAACTACCATAAATCAATTCAGCAACATATTTAATAGGACCAACATCAGCTTCAGTCTTTCTTAATGAAGCCATAATTGGTGCTTTTTCTTCTTGTATTTGCGCTATTTCTTTTTGTAATTGTGAATTTTCATTAGATAATCTTGTTCTTTCTTTTTGTTGTGATTTTCTAATGTTTACAGATTTAGTAGCTGATTCTTCTGATGTTGATCTTGACAAAACTTGATCAACAGAATTGTCCATTGTTTTTATTGTTCTTTTGTTTTCTTCAATTCTTTGTTTGAGTGATGACACTCTATCTTCATAGATAGCAACTTTATCGGCAATAGGTCCCATTTCAACAGAATGTTCAATATGTGCTTTTGATAAGAAACCAAAAATACCCATAGAGGTAATTAACATAAGAATACAGACAGCAGTTGTTAAATATGTTTTAAGTAAAAATGGTGCTACTTTCCAATGTCTGTATAACCAAGAAGCGGTTACAAGTTTAGAAAACTCTAATGCACTTCCCATAACAACGACAGGCCAAAAAGCACCAGGAAATATAAGTGCTAATCCAACAATTGAATAGTATCCAGCAATACCTGATAATAGAAATGCTGATAGAAACGTTAAGTATATCATGTCCAGAAATCCTCTAATGAACTTTGTTTTTCGGTACTCCAATGCAGGCAATCAAGAATAATCTTAATAGGATCCAAGAATGTTTTCTCAAACTGTAAATCATAATCTACAAACTTCTCAATATCAAATTCCTTAGGAATTCTATTGGGAAATGAAATTACAGATTGATTAAACGTATTAGGTGTTTTAAGATAAACAAATTTAATCTTTTCACCGTCTTGAATCAATGGATACTTCTTATCTAATTTAAAGCTTTTTAAGAAGTGATTATATATCAATGCACCTTTTGCATGTATTGGTGTGCTCTTCTTATATATACTTGCTGAATCCGCATATTCTTTAATTCCATTGACTCCTCTTGGAAAAGATATGTCTTCTACTGGAAGATGTTGAAATTGTTCTTTAAAGTCAGCAATAAACTTTTGAACATCTGTTTCAGTTCCATTCAACATCACTTTAATGGATTCTTTCATCTTAACACGAACAGCAGATGGTGTTGAAGATTTAATCATCTCAAGACCCATGACCTTTAGTTTAGGTTCTTTATATTGAATACCTTCATTATTATGAACATTTAGAATATATCGTTTCTTGGCAGTCCAAATGCCTTTGTCAGATAAACCTTCTCGTTTCATTTCCATCTTTTGTTCAAAAGCATGGACATAATCAGCAAGTTCCTTATAACTATCATCGATAAACGGTTGAATTTTAGTTTCACAAACTTTGTCCATGAAGGAGATAACTTTAGTAGTTGACTTCTCTTCTTTATAGATTGCATCCACCAACGGCGCAAGTTTGAGGTAGATAGAATCCGTGTCAGACGCAATAACATAATCATCCTCTGTTTTTAATAATTTATTCATGTATCCATTAAGTTTGCCTTCGATCCAACGAATACTTAATTGACCAGCCAGCGTAACGGCAAGTGCCTGCCGTAAGTCGTAGAACCTAAAATATTGAGAGCCAAGAGCACCATAAGCAGAATTAAGAGAGACCTTTTTAGCGAGTTGTAGATTATCGTATCTTGCGATTCTCTTTGAGATTTCGTATTTCTTACTTTCGTCTTGTTCGTTTTCATAGTCTTGTTTTGCCTTTAACATTAATTTTTTAAACTTCTTACGATCTTCATACATCTCAAGCATCATCTTTGGTAAGAAACCATGCATATCAGTTCTAAAGAATTGTCCATTAGGTGTAATAGTTGCACCTTCTAATTTTGATGTATCAATTTCTTTATTCAATAACTTATCAACATTGACACCTTTTGAAATGATATCTTTCATAACATCTGTATAATCTTTTGGTTCAATCAATGTTTCTGGTGAAATATTATACTGCATGATAAGATGTGGATACAATGAATTCAAGTCAAATGATGCCACCCAATCATGTTTGCCAACTTGTGGATCTTTAACATAAGCACCTTCAAAAGCTGAATCTTTAGATTTCACTTCTCTTGGTGGAACAATAATATTTTGTTTGAGTAGATAACTATATGTTAAAGAATCCCACATACGAGTTTGAGCAAATACATCATCATAATTTGATTTCGTATCATAAGCCAAAGTCATAGCCAATTCAATTAACTTTAACTTATCTTCAAGTTCTTGAATGAGTTCAACGTCAACAATATTATACTCAATAAACTTTTGATAGTTTAGTCTGAAAAGTTCATGTAGATTATCGTATTCATCATAAGATAATTTGTTTTTACCTAATTCAACTTCAGCAATATAGTCTAATCGATAGGACTCTTGTGATTTACCGCCAGGTGCGTACCATTTGTATAATTCGATGTAATCTAAAGAACAAACACCAGACATATCATAGGCAATAAACTCTCGACCATTGATGACAGTTTTACGCTCACCAATATAAGTCCATGGAGATAACTTTTTAGTTTCATCTTCACCGAGTATTTTACGAAAGCGATTAATGATATATGGAATATCAAAGAATTTAGTATTCCATCCTGTGATAATATCCGGACATCTTTTAGTCCATAATTCCATAAACTTGTGACACAATGAATGTTCGTTTTGGCATTTAATATATTTCTCTGTGCCTTTAACTTCATAATCACCACAGCCAAAGACAATCATATCACCATTAATATATTTAATGGCAATTGCTGTAATAGGTTCATCTGCTTTATATGGATCAGGAAAACCATTCTCAGAACCAACCTCAATATCGATAATTGCTATAGATACTTTTTCTTGATCCCATTCAACCATATCCGGATGTTGTTCAGCAATAAAAGCATATTCGAATCTATTTTGACCATAGATTTTGAAACCTTCAACATCTTCATATTTTTTAATGAAATCTCTCGTCTCACGAATACCACCTGCCTTAAATGGTTCAAGATAGTCACCATTTAAAGATGTGAAATTGGCGACTTTACGAGATGGAACATACATCGTTGGTTGATATTCAATTCTTGTTTTGAACCTTTTACCATCTTTCACGCCTCGATAGAGTATATAATTACCCATCGATTGAACATTAGTATAGAAAGTCTTCAAAATTACCCTGTAATTAATTGTTTAGTAGGAGTGATAATACCAGCACCAAAGATTTGTTTATAATTGTTTATAAAGTCTTCAGCCGGAGTATAACTGTAAACTACATGTTTTTTGCTGAATGTAAATTTATTACCAGTCTTTGGTTCAGCATGGAGTGGGAATGGTGAAAAACCAATACTAGGGTTTCCATCTTTGCCACGAACAACTGTAATACCAACTGGAGTTTCAATGACAATTTGGGTTTCGGATTCTGTTTCAAGTTCACCAAGAACATCTTCACCGGTGATTAATTTTAATGCGATAATATTCATTTTTTGTCCTTATAACGAATTTAGATTGATTTCTCACTAATTGACTATTATATATCATCCTTTGATGCATGTCAAGCATAAATACTTTAGTAATTTACTAAGCTACGGACACCAATATGGACATCTTCAAACTAATTGCTGAAGTGGGTTTTCCCATTGCATCCGCCTGTGCTGGCGGTTATTTTGTCTTTCTTACTCTTAAATTTATTTTAGCTGGTGTTATGAGCTCAATTAAATCATTAAGTGCAATTATATCAGCTTTAGATAATCGTGTCAAGACCATGAATCATGATATTATTCGTATCGATACACTTATGAGTAGCGCATTAGGTGTTAAACCAGACATTGACCGTATTGCTCGTGCAGATGGGAAAAATGATGCTCGCAAAGATTAGTTTATTTTTAATATTCATAACATTAATATCTTATGCTGAAGAACCAGTAAAGATGTTACATTTTAATTTCAACGATAATGTTACAATTTGGATTTCAAATCAACCATGTGAATTAAAAAAATATAAAGACAAATTCCCATGGTCAGCTAAAGCTGTTCGTAAAGATGGTGAAATAATGGAAGCTTGCTTCAATGGTGAAGGAGATTCAATTTATATCCAATGGGAAAAAGGTGATCATAGTATATTTCCCGCTAATTATTTTTTAAACAATAAAAACGAAAATAATATTTAAATGGATTTAGTAAGTTTAATAAACAAATATGGTTTCCCAATTGTAGCTGCTTGTGGTGGTGGTTATTTTGTATATTATGTTTGGGTGTGGGCTACCAAAGAAGTTAAACCAGTTTTAAGTGAAGTAAATACAGTATTAATTGCTTTGATAGATCGTATTAGAATGTTGGATAATGATTTGATTAGATTAAATCAAAAACTTAACGTCGTATTAATGATGCGAGAAATCAAAGATGATAAAAATAATAAGAATTCTAATACTGACGATACTAACAAGTAACGTCTATGCTGAGCAAGTATTCCAATTCAAATCTCCTTCCTTTTCTGGTATAGGATATAGTTCTCACGTTCAAACGATAGAGAACACAGAGAGTAGTCGTAAGAAAGCAATTGAAGAGGCTAAACTCCAAGCAGCAAAAGATGCAGCGGCAGCTGCTAAAAATACGAACTTACAAAAGTTCTTAAACAACTTTGAGAGCAGAGTTTATGCTCAACTATCTACACAATTAATCAACAACTTGTTCGGTGAGAATCCACAGAATAGTGGAACTGTTACTATTGAAGGTAATACTATTCAATATACAAAGACAGCCGATTCAATATCATTGACAGTTACAGCGGCTGATGGCACAATCACTCAAGTTGAGATACCAATTGGAACATTAAAATTCTAATGAAAAATATATTCATAATATTAATATGTGTTCTTTTGTCTGCGTGTGGTGGACCTATGAATGTTGTTAAAAAAGATCCTGAAGTATTAGAAACACAATCAACCGTAAAACCAAAGAAGGTTCAATTACCTGAACCTAAACAAGGTAAGGTCGTAGTTGCTGTTTATAATTTTGGTGATAAAACTGGCCAAAGAAAAGATTCTGGTAATATAGCTAAGTTCTCAACTGCTGTTACTCAAGGTGGTGAAACAGTATTAATTAAATCATTACAAGAAGCCGGTGATGGTAAATGGTTTAGAATTGTAGAACGAGTTGGTCTTGATAACTTACTTAAAGAAAGACAACTCATTCGATCTGCAAGAGAAGAAGTGAATGATAAGAAGAATATAAGTCCTATACTCTATGCAGGTATGTTAATTGAAGGTGGCATAGTTTCTTATGACAGTAATATAAGAACTGGTGGTATTGGTGTTCGATGGTTAGGAATAGGACCAGATACACAATATCAAGAAGATGTCGTAACAGTTAGTATAAGAGCAATTAGTGTGCAAACTGGTGAAGTATTATTAACTGTGAATACTCAAAAAACGTTACTTAGTTATACTGCTGCTGTGGCAATATTTAAATTTTATGATAACGGCACTAAAAACTTTGAATCAGAAATTGGGTTATCACAAACTGAAGCAAGTATTCACTGTATCAAGTTAGCCACAGACTTGGCCGTTGAACAATTGATTATTCAAGGTGAAAAAAAAGGAATGTGGCAATTTAAGGAGAAAAGTAATGAAAAGTAAACTTATCACTTTTGTGATGGGTTTGTTATTAGCAGTTAGTGTTTGGGCAGACGGAGGCAACTCGGTCTATATTGATCAAACTAATGCTGATCAATCATCAGTAACTATTAGTCAAACTGGATCTAACAATAATGTTGGGGATAGTAATACAACAACCGGTAATCCATTTACGATTGATGGTAACAGTATGTTCTTGACTATTACACAAGATGGTATGAACAATAGTATCTTAGGTAACTTTATTGGTGGAAACTCTGACGCAACAATTAGTCAACTCGGTAACAGCAACTCTACATTATTGAACTATGGTAACTTTGGCACAAGTTCAGGCACATTAGGTATTTCACTTAATGGTTCTAACAACAACTCTATCTTAAACATTGGTACATTACGTAATTCTAGTAATTATCTTTATAATTTAGATGTGACTGGTGATAGTAATAGCATCACAAGCACAATCAACAGTGCTTACACTATTAACAATTTTACTCTTGCAGGTGATAGCAATACATTGACAACTACACAAACTGGTTTTGGTACATTATCAGGTGGTGGTCATAATATTTCAGCTAATGTTATCGGTGACAGTAATACAATATCAGTGATTCAAGATGGCAACACAATTTCGAATAGCGCAGTTATTAACCTCACTGGTTCTAACTCTGCTATCTCTGTCACCCAACACTAGTTGGTCAGCAATTGGTTCTGTAACTGAACAAAAAGGGTCAGCATCCATCACGCATAATAAGCAGGCGATGGATGCTAAACCCAAATCTCCGATAGATTCAAATGACTTAGTTCAAACTGGTGCCGGTGTAGTTGGCATCACGTTTGAAGATAACACTCAAGTTCGTGTCACAGAAAATTCAAAACTAGTCATAGATGATTTTGTCTATGATCCGAATAAAAAAGGTGCAGGTAAATTAGCACTCAAAGTTACCATGGGAACTGTTCGTTATGCTTCTGGTAATATCGCACACGAAAATAATAAAAACGTATCTATTAATACACCAACTGCTTCAGTAGCCGTTCGTGGTACAGCATTTACTATGACAGTCGATGAAATAGGAAAAAGTCTTATTATATTGTTGCCAAACGCAGATGGTACAGTTGGATCAATTGAAGTAACAACAGAAGTTGGTACAGTTATACTCAATCAAGCATTTCAAGCAACAGTTACATCTTCAACTGAAATAAAGCCTATGAAACCCGTGCTTTTGCTTTTGTCCGAATCAGCTATTGATAACATGCTTATTGTAAAACCTCCTAAGGAGATATTAGAAAGAATACAATCTGATATTAAAGATAAATCTGGATCAGCATTAGATTTTAATGGATTGGATCAAAACGCTTTAGATACGAAGGTCTATAAAGATCCGTATAAAGATTTTGTAGAGTTGGATGTTAATTTATTAGATGCGCAGTATCTTACAAATGCTTTTGATAATCAATTGTTGACCGCATTTCAAGTAGGATATAACTCATTGACTGGAACCTATGTGTTTGATAAACAGTCTTATTGGATAATTCAACGTCCAAAGAATAATCAAAACACCACAATTCTAATTAATAAAGATTTAGGATATCAGATAAATATCAATCAGAGTGGTTCATCCACATCTTTACAAACACAAGATAGTACCACAAACGTAATTACAATTAACCAAAAAGGTAATTAATGAAAAAGTATAAAACTATTTGTATATCCGATACACATTTAGGAGCTGGTGAAGCTAAGGCTGATCTACTTAATAACTTTCTCAAACATAATGATTGTGAGAACCTATTTTTAATAGGTGATATTATAGATGGTTGGAAGATACATTTAAACAAATGGAAGTGGAAACAAAGCCATACAAATGTGATTCGTAGAATATTGGGATTCAGTAAGCGTGGAACAAAGGTTGTCTATGTTACAGGCAATCACGATGAGTTCCTTAGACCGTTCGTTAATTACTTTTCACTTGGTAAGAACATATTATTATGTAACCAGTCAGAGTATACCGATCTTAATGGTCGTAGATTTCTTATAACTCATGGTGATATGTTCGATGGTATTACTCGTATGGCAAAATGGATTTCTGTATTAGGTGATCATGCATATGATGCAGTGTTATGGATAAACACCAAATTTAACTATATACGACATAAGTTAGGTTTTAATTATTGGTCATTAAGTAGGTTCTTAAAACGTAATGTTAAAAAAGCAGTAGGTTTTGTATTTAAATTTGAAGAAACAATAACAGACTATTGTGCAAAAAAAGGTTTTGATGGAGTTATATGTGGTCATATTCATACTCCTGAGATAAAAGTAATTAAAGATATTATATACATGAATGATGGAGATTGGGTTGAATCATGTTCAGCTTTAGTGGAAACACATGAAGGTGAATGGAAAATAATTTACTGGAATAAAATAAAATGAAAGTGAAAAAATTAATTCGTAAGATGTATCTAGCATGCGTTAGACATCAGAAGAAGAAACAAAAGAAACTTTGGTTTAAGACACTAAAGAAAAGCTTACAACATAAGAAGACGCAAATTATACAATGAAGAGACTATTATCTCCTTGGTTTGCATTACTTACATTAGCATTATTAATTGGTGTTAGAGCATCCGATCCATCATTTGTTCAATCTGTTAGACTACGATATTTTGATACACTCATAACAAGTAAACCACAAACTATTTCCAAGCAGGTTCATGTGGTAAACATTGATGATAAATCAATCGAAAGACTTGGTCAATTTCCATTTCCTAGGAGCCAATATGCAAACATTATCGAGGACCTTTACCAACGTAATGCTGGTCTTGTTGTTTTTAACATCTTTATGCCTGACAATGATCGCTTTGGACGTGATGCCAACTTGGCTGATAGTCTTGCTAGACACCCTGTCATCTTACCTCAGATAGCCGCACCAGAGAAACAAAAAACTTTAGCATTTAGACCAGGAGTTTCGGAAATTGGAACACCTGCACATAATTTTACCATTGATTATCCAGGTATTCAACCTAACATCCAACTACTAAATGATAAGGCAGCTGGTGTTGGAGTCGTAAATGTCTTACCTGAAATTGATGGTGTTGTTCGCCGTATACCTATGGTTGTATCAAGTAACGACCTACTCTACCCAAGTATATCTCTTGAAACTTTACGTGTTGCAGTTGGAGACCCAAGTTTTCAAGTTAAATCTACTGATGTAGGAATCGAAGCAGTTAGAATACCTAAATTTGCCAAAATACCAACAGATACAATTGGTAGAATTTGGGTCGACTGGTCAAATAAACCAATTGAACATTCACTTGTAGAGATGCCTAAATCATTTGATGGTGGTATCGTTATCGTTGGACTTACGGCTCGTGGTCTCAATAACCCAATTGCAACAGCTAGAGGTGAACAGTATCCACACTATTTGCAAGCTGCAGTTCTAGATACTTTAACGAGTGGTACAAGTATATCTCGACCTGATTGGTTAGATGGTGCAGAAATTCTTGTAGTAGTAGTATTATCAATTTTAATTATCTTCTTATCGAGGTGGAAATATGTTATTGTCCCTATTGTTTTTCTTATTAGTGGTTTATATTATTGTTCTTATTATACCTTTACTCATTTCAGCTATCTTGTGGATTGTGTGTTTCCTATTTTCAGTTTGGCTGTTGTGTATGCTCATGCATATACTGTTAAGTTTATAAGTGAACTAAACCAAAAATTACAAATCAAAAAACAATTTGGAACATATCTTTCACCAGCACTTGTTGAAAAGTTACAAAAGAATCCAGAGTTATTAAGACTTGGTGGTGAAACAAGAGAATTGAGTATTATGTTTACAGATGTTCGTGGTTTTACAACCATATCAGAACACTATGGTAAAGATGTTCAAGGTTTAACACAAATCATGAATCGATATATGACTGCCATGACTTCCAAGATTTTAGATAATAATGGAACACTCGATAAATATATTGGCGACGCACAGATGGCTTTTTGGAATGCACCATTAGATGATAAAGATCACGCTCTCAATGCAGTAAAAACTGGTCTAGAAATGTTAGGAGATTTAGATGGATTTAATAAAGAAATTTCTAAAGAAGGTATCCCTCCGTTTGGTATGGGACTTGGTATTAATACTGGCAGTGTTGTTGTTGGTAACATGGGTTCTAGACAACGTTTCGACTATACTTGCCTCGGTGATTCTGTCAATTTGGCAAGTAGGTTAGAAGGTCAATCTAAACCATACGGTGTTAAAATAGTATTAGGTGAAAGAACGGCAGAATTAGTTAAAGATAACTACACTGTTATTGAATTAGACAATATAGCGGTTAAAGGTAAAACAGAAGGTATAAGAATTTACACGATAGGTGTAACAATAAAAGAAGAACATCAAAAATTCTTAGATTTGTATTATGCTGGTGATTGGTTAAAAGCTAGAGATGTTGCCAAGAAACTATCTAATGATATTGATGTCTCAATCAATCAGTATTATAAAAATATGATTGACAGAATTAATGATGGAAAACCTAGTGATTGGGATGGAACGTTTAGAGCAACTTCTAAATAA